CACGATCTCCGAGCGCCACTGTCGGGCGTGCGGGTGCACGGACGATCGCCCCTGCTCCCCGACGTGCTCCTGGACGGAGGACCCGCTCGGCCTGGGCGATCTCTGCTCCCGGTGCCTGGCGATCGCGGTCAGCGTTACGGATCACGATCTCGACTACGGCGCCTTCCCCGGCGAGCCGGAGCCGACAGGGACGCCGATCCCCGACGCGCTCCTCGCCATCGTGGTCGGGCTCACCATCGGGGCGGTCGGTGGCTTCGCCCTGGGGCGCCTCTGGCCGTGAGGATCGACGTCGGTCCGGCGACGGCCCTGGTCCTGGTCGACGTCCACGCGGAGCGTGAGCGCCAGGAGATCATCGGCGCCACGAAGCGCGCCCAGGGGATCGCCTGGCGGTCCTGTGCGGACCCGGACATGGTCGGTGGGGACGACAAGCGTGCGGCCGTCCTCGGCGAGGAGTTCGGTGAGGTCTGCCGGGCTGTCCTGGAGGCCGGCTACGGGACGGACGGCGCCGGCGATCTCGCTCTGCGAGCCGAGCTTGTCCAGGTCGCCGCGGTCGCCGTGGCCTGGGCTGAGGCGATCGACGAGCGGACGCTATGACGGTCATCCTGGCGATCGACCCGGGCTCCTCGAGGAGCGCCTGGGTCCTTCTGGATGGTCAGCGCGTCCGGGACCATGCGATCGTCGAGAACGATCAGCTCCTCCGGATGTTCCGCTGGCCGTCGGAGGCGCCCTGGCAGTCAGCGTCCGTGGCCGTGATCGAGTGGACCGCCCCGCGCGGCATGCCCGCGAGCGCGGAGCTGTTCGAGACGTTGTGGTGGGCCGGCCGGTTCGCGGAGGCGCTCCATCCGACGCGGGTCGAGCGCCTGGCCAGGCTGGACATCAAGCGGCACCTCTGCGGCACCACGGCGGCGAAGGACGCCAACGTCCGGGCCGCGCTCATCGACCGTTACGGAGGCGCCGGAGGGAAGGAGGCAGCGATCGGACGTAAGGCCACGCCGGGCCCGCTTTACGGGGTCTCGGCCGATGAATGGGCGGCGCTCGCCGTCGCGGTGACGTTCCACGATCAGGAGGTATCCCATGGCGCGATCGCGCGCTGATCTCAAGCCCGTCGACCAGCTCGGCATGGACGAGCGGACGATCGTCGACGATGTCCTGGAGCAGGCCCTGGAGAAGCGGACCCGGGCCCTCGATGACATCGCCGAGATCCGGCCGCTCCTCAAGTCCGCGAATGAGGTCGTCAAAGAACGGGTCGCCGTCCATGAGGTGGCGCCTGGCTCGCCCGTCCGCGTCGGGCGCTTCCGGGTCACCAAGACGATCATCCCCGGTGGCACCGGCGTCTCGTTCACGACCGCTGAGCGGTCCCAGGTCAACGTCAAGATCGTGGGCGAGGAGTGATCCCCGTCCGGACCCGCGCATCAAACTTCGTCTACCTCGGGCCGGCACCCGACATCGGCGACGCCTGGACGGAGCGCCGTCGGCGCGGCGAGGTCTACATGACCTGGAGGCCGTCCCCGGAGGAGCGCGCGGCGATTGCCGATGGAGCCCTGATCGAGCTCGGCATCTGGGCCGAGCCGATCCCGCCCGTGTCGCTCGGGATCAGTGACCAGCGGGAGATCAGCGCCATCGCCGCGGCGATCCGTGACCGGGCGCGCGTTGTCTTGAAGCGGGTCAGCCGGGGCCCCGACTCGGTCCCTCCCGGATACTGGTCCGTGAGCCCTGACGTGTGGCAGGATCTCAACGCCTCGGACGCGCTGGACCCGGGGAACGGCGTGCCGACCCTGTACGGTCGCCCACTCATGGAGGTCGCCGGCCTGCCGCCTGGCTCGCTCGACTACGTGACGTCGTGAGCTGGGAGGACCACGCTCGGACCGACCTGGCTCCGAAGATGGCCCGTTCGATGTTCGTCATCACCGTCAACCCGGAGGAGATCGACCCGAAGATCGCCCTGGAGACCGGCTACGCGATCCTCCTCGACAAGCCGATCCTCCTAGTCATCCCGGCCGGTCGCACCCCGAACGCGGCGCTCCTCCGGATCGCGACGAAGGTGGTCGAGCTCGAGGCCGGCCTGGACACGGACGCCGGCCAGCTCCAGCTCCAGGCCGCGATCGCGACGATGCCCGGCATGGCGTAGCCTGACCGCGCCGAAGTACGGCTCGTTTCCGGGGAGGACGCAATGCGCAAGCTCGGCCTAGCACTCGCGGGCGTGGCACTCGCCGCCGCGGCCGTCACGGTCAGCGCGCGGGGTGGCGCGGACATCGTCGCCGGCCCAGGCCCGTTCCAGTTCGCTCAGAGCTACACGACCGAGCAGGTCGTGGCTAGCTGGACGCCGCGCAACGGCGGCAAGGCCGACGGCGGCTATTGGGTCCGGATCGACTGCTACGCGAACGCAACCACGACGGTCGGCGATCCGCCGGCGACGCCCGAGGCCGGCTCGGTTGTCTACGCTCAGTACGCCGACCTAACACCGCCGATCGTCCAGTCGGGCTTCACGTTCGGGCCGACGCCATCCTGGTCGGGTGGCGGTGCCGATTGCTCGCTCCGCCTGTACGCGCTGAACAACGGCGCCTTCGGCAACCCGGTCGCGACGTCAGGGACCTTCGGCGCTCAGCCGTAGCCCAGGAAACCGAAGGGCCCCGGGCGTCCTCACCCGGGGCCTTCTGGCGTCAGCCGGCCCGGCGCTCGGCCAGCGCGCACCGAGCACGTGGCCCCGAGCAGTCTCTACGTCACGACGAGTGCCGGCGACGAGCACCTCCGAGTGATCCCTGTATGGCGGATGCAGGAGCACCCGACGCTCGGCCGGCGCTACCTGGCCGGGATGGGCTTGACGAGCTGGCGCCTGGCCGCTGAGGTGACAGACATCCGGGGCGAGGTGGCTAGCTCGACGCGCACGCCGTCGATGATCCCGCTCGGGTAGATGCCGGCCTCCAGCTTCTGCATCCGGAGCCGGGCCCAGCCCTCCAGCTCTCGCCTCGCGCTCACCCTGCCACCTCCAGCACTCGTGCCACCTTCGCCTGGCGCGTCACCTTCACGATCCGCCCGGCCGCGCGGCTCACCGCCTCGGCTAGCTCGATCGTCAGGGCGTCAGGCATCGTGTCGTCCAGGGTCTCCGTCGCCCGGGTCAGGGCCCGCATCGCGGCCTCCATCGCCGTCCGGAGATCGGCCTGGCGGCGCGTCCGGACCGGCGCGTCCTCGTCGGAGAACATGGCCAGCTCGTGTTCCTCGCGCCACACCTGTCCGATGACCCGGTCGCGATCGTTGCCGGTCAGTCCGCCGGCGTTGATCGCGGCCAGCGCGCGCCCCTGGCCGTTCCAGGTCAGCGTCGCCAGGCGGCTCCCGTCCCACCCGCTCAGGTGGCCCTTCGCTACCAGCTCGCGGATGCCGGGCTCCAGGCGGAGCAGGGTCAGGGCGGATCGGATCGCGCTCGCGCGCTTCCCCAGCCGCACGGCCAGCTCGTCCACGGTCAGCCCGGAGTCCAGGAGCTTCTGGTAGCCCTCGGCCTCCTCGATCGGGTTCATGTCCTGGCGGAGCACGTTCTCGACCATGCTCACAACGAACGCGTCGTGCTCGGTCATCGCCTCGCGGACGATCGCCGGGATCGTGGCCACGCCGGCCATCTGGCTCGCTCGCCATCGGCGCTCGCCGGCCACGATCGTCCAGCGCCCGTCCTCGCGGGGCGTCACCACGATCGGCTCAACGACGCCGAGGCTCTTGATGCTGTCGGCCAGCTCCTCCAGGGCCTTCGTGCCGAAGCTCTTGCGGGGCTGGTCGGGGTTCGGGATCACGTCCGCCAGCGGCAGGTGTCGCAGCTCCGCGGTCATCGGTCGTCCCCGGCGATGATGCCGGCGTCGTAGTCAGCGAAGCGGCGGGCGGTGTCGCGCTCGATCGCCGCCTCGTATGCGGCCTGCTCCTGTCGGTCAAGCCATGCCTGGTACGCCGTCGCCGGCTTCGCCAGGGTCAGCGGGCTCTTGTGCTCCGGCACCCAGCCGTCGCACTCGCGCCAGAGGTGCTCGGGGGTGTGGGCCTCGCAGCGGGGCTCGTCCGCGTCGCGGTCCCAGGCTACGGCCCGCTCGCCGCACCGATCCTCGGGCCCAACCCAGAGGGTGCAGCTCGTGGTCTCGGCCAGGCAGTCCGCGCCGTAGCCCATGGGGTTGTCCAGCATCGGCTCCGCCTCACAGCCGTTGCAGATCGTCAGGGCATCCATCCGGCTCTCCTTCGTGGTCTCGTGCATACAACGAGTATAGCCGTCAGGGTCAGGAGCGCAAGCCCTATTCGTGCGTCCTGTCACCGCCATTCCAGCGAGCCTTCGCGGCCCGTCGGCCGGATGCACTCCGCTCCTCTGGCGGGACGCCGGCCCACCTCGCCGCCGCGGCGCGCTGACCCCGGGCGCGCTTCTCGTCCGGCGTCATCGCCGCCATCTGCTCCGCCAGGCGCCGGCCGGCCGCGGAGCGGTCGCCGTTGCCGTGCCGGCCCAGGTTCTCCCGCCGGTATCGCTCGACCTCCTCGCGCGTCACCAGGAGATCGCCGCGTCGATCCTTGCCGGCGGAGGCGAGCCGGCCGTTGCGGATCTGCTGCCGGAGCGTGGAGGGCTTGACCCCCAGCTCGATCGCGGCGTCGTACAGCGTCAGCTCGTCCATGTCGTTCTCCATCAATGCGGCACCGGGATCAGGACCCACTCGGCCGTCGCCAGCCCGAGGCAGGCGCCGATCAGGAAGGCCATCACGACACCCCAGGTCATCCATCGCTTCTCGATCGGCGTCATGCTCGCGCCTCCTCCAGCGTCTCGCGGTCGTAGAGCACGCCGGCGATCAGGACCAGGCCGTCATCGTCCTCGTCCTCCAGGGCGCAGTCAGGCGTGCATGAGCAGTTCGGCGCCTCGCCAGGGTGCCAGCCATCGGGGCAGGCATAGTGAGGGCACTCGGGCGTTTCTCCGGTGCAGAGCTCGAGGGGCAGGCGCTCGCCGCCGACCTCGGGCCCGTCGTCGACCAGGCGGGTCATCGTCGCTTCCTCCGCGGCTGGATGCTTCTCACGTAGAGCATCACGTCCGCCAGTCGGTAGCGGCGGTCGCCGCGCTTGCAGACGCGGTAGAAGGGCAGCTCGTCACGGTCGCCCAGGCGGGCCACCGTGTTCACGTGGAGGTGCAGTAGCTCTGCGACCTCACGGCCCGTCAGGAGGCGGTCCTCCTCTGGCAAGGTGTACCTGGCCATCACTCGCCCTCCGCATGGTCGATCGGCCAGTGGTCGCGCGGATCAGGGCCGGCCGGCCGGACGCCGGAGACACCCGGGCACTCGGTCGCGCTGTCGGTGAAGTGCGGTTCGTGGAGGGCAGGATCTCCGCACCACGCCGGCTCGCGCCGGCGGAACGCCGGTGGCGTCCGGTGGTAGGTGTAGGTGCTCCAGGGCACGTTGTCGTTGGCCGGCACCTCCGCGTCGTCCGGGTAGAGGATCATCGTCAGCTCCGTGTCGTCCGGGTCCGCGATGTCCGTTGACAGCGACTCGGCCAGGTCGCTCTGGTCACGCATGTAGTCAGCGACGATCTCCGTCGCCTCGTCGATGTCCGTCGTGCCCTGGACGCGGATCAGCCAGTTCAGGCTCACCGTCAGGGTCACGGCGTCCTCCTGGAGGTGCCGGCGCTTCGCCGCGTTCAGTCGTGCGATCTGTCCCATGTCAGGCTCCCTTCGGCGGGCAGACCAGGATGTCCGGGTAGCCCGGGTACGGTGCGTGGCCGGCGCGGTCAAGCTGGTCCCGCCAGCAGACCTCCGGGTCCCGCCGGCTGGCCGCGAAGGTCGTCCGCGGCGGGTGCTCGATGTTGTGGAGCCGGGCCTTGAGCCGGGCAATGTTCCCGCCCAGGTTGCTAATCGAGTAGCTCGGCCAGGGCACCGCCTGGTCGCGCTGGTACGGGGTCATGGCGGAGAGCTCGACCCGGTGGGCCTTCCGGTAGGCGGCGTTCGCGGCCTTCCGAGTCTCGCGGTCGGCCTCCATGCCGGCGATCCTCTCGCGCAGCCGCTCGGCCGCGTCCGGGTCGCCGGAGTAGATCGCGTGGCTTGCCTGGCGTTCGATCTCATCGGCGCGGCTGGCCATGCCCTCGGCCTTCTCCAGGCTCCGGAAGGCGCGCTCGTCGGAGCGGTTCATCCGGTCACGCTCCGGGATGCGCCCGGGCTGCGTGATGAAGGCCCAATCGTGGCGAAGCTCCGGCTGGCTGTTCAGGGCCTCCGTCGCCCGGCTGGTCCTGGTCTCGGCCCAGCCTCGGAGACGTTCGGCGCGGGCCAGGCGCCGCTCTCGGTAGGTCGTCATCGACTCATCACCTCGTTCTGCTCAGGGGTCTCGTAGCGGTCGTGGATCGGCAGCGCGGCGCGCGTGCCGGCGGCGGCGCGGAACCGGCTGTCGCTGGTCGTGGCGAACGTCCCGCCGAACATCGGGCCGATCAGGGCCGGGCCCCATCCCAGGGTCTCCAGCTCCTCCTCGGTCGCACCGCTCGGCGCGGCCGCGGCCACCTCGAGGACGGGCACCAGGATCAGGTCCCCGCCTGGGCCTCGCTCCAGGCGCGCGGCCGGCGCGTCGTCGGACGGCTCCGATGGTCCGGAGACGTTCACCACCACCAGGCGCCGGCGCCCGTGGAAGGCGTTGAGATCCGAGTCGTAGTCGGCTCGGAAGATGTCAACCGTCAAGCCCATCACTTACTCCCTTCCTGCGCGGAGCCACATCAGGAACGGGTCGCGCGCCTCGCGCTCCCGCTCCTCGTCGTCCTCCGCGGCGATCTGCGCCCAGGCGGCGCCTCCGTTCTCGTAGTACCTCTCGATGGCAGCCTCCGCGTCGCGCTCTGCCTGGGCGATTGCCGCCCGGGCCTCGGCGCACGGCCCGTCGTGGTCGCACCACTCCGGGCAGGGTCGGTCGTTCTCGGCAAGGCCCCAGCCTCGCGTCAGCTCGCTCACGGTCAGCTCCTCTCTGCGGCGTGGCAGCCGCATCGGCACGGGTCCCAGCCCTCAAGGTGGTCGAGCGTTCCGTGGTAGTCGCGGCACGGGTACGGCCAGCATCGGCCGTCCCGCTTCGGCGCCGGCGTCGGGATGCGCGGCCCCAGGCCGGTCAGGTCGTCGCCCCTCATGGCCGCGTCCTGGAGCGCGTAGTCGATGCTCGCCTGGTCAGGCACGGGGATGCTCCGGGCGCTGATCCCGCGCGCCACCAGCTCCAGCTCCAGCGGTGTGATCCGCTCAAGGACGAGCTGGCGGAGCAGGTCGCCGTTCGGACGCACGGCCTCGCGCAGCGCGCAGGCCCGGAACAGTTCAGTGACGATCCGCTCGTCGTCGGCCAGGGCCAGCCTCGGGTCGGCCAGGTGCGGCGCCGGCGTCATGGTCGGGTCTCGGAAGGGGCTCGCAGTTTTCATAGCGCCAGGCCCTCGATGGCCAGGGCCAGCTTCGGGCCGATGGTCAGGGCCACGGCCAGGGCCACGGCGATCAAGGCGCAGGCCACCACGGCCAGCGTCATCGTTCCAGCGTTCACAGCTCCACCTCCAGGGAGAGCAGCGCGCCCAGCTCGATCAGGGTCGCGCCGCCGTCGGTTGCCAGGGCAATCCCGGTCAGGCAGTCGTCGCCGTCAAGGACCAGGTTCAGTCGTCCGCTCGCGCGGCCGATCGCCGCGTCAATGTCGGTCTGCCCGCGGCGGTCCACCACGGGTCCGCCGGCGCGGTACGTCGCGCGGGCGTCGCGGCCCACGGCCGCGGCCGCGGCAAGGGTCGGGTCGATGGTCGGGGGCATCGGTCAGCGCCCGTAGCCCGGCGCTTCGTAGCGCGGGCTCGTGCCGATCTTCTCGTAGGCGCCGATCACGGCGTCCAGGGTCGCGGCGATCTCGGGGTTCAGGGACCGGGTACGGAGGTATCGGGCTCCGTAGCCGTTCGCGTGGATCGGCCGGCCGCTTCCGGAGAACGCGTCGTCTACGGTCCAGTAGTCCTCGCCGTCGAGCTTTGACACGTTCAGGGTCAGGCCGTTGGCCTCCACCTGGGCGTACCAGCCCTCAACGGGCTCGGTCTGGCCGGCGGTCCACGCCGGGTTCACCAGGCTCGGCACTAGGCCGGCCTTCGTGCGGCGCAGCGGCGGGATCGTCAGGTTCATTCGGGCCTCCTTCGTGGTCTCGTGCATATGCACACTCTATACCCTGAGCGTGCAGAGCACAAGTACCTGAGCACGAATATTTCAGAGGTTGCGTCGCACCCTGGCGACATGCGATGCTTCGGGCTCACGGAGCGACGGGCCTGGGATTGGTCTCGTGCAAGGGCTCTCTCCCGGGCCCGTCCCCGTGGCTTCCGAGGAGGGCAGGTGCCGACCGTCGAGACCGCGACCGCGAACATCGCGCCGGCGCTGATCCCGATGGCGGTCCCGCTCGCCACGATCTCCCCATCCCCGCGGAACCCGCGCCGGGGCGACATCGCCGCGATCACAGACAGCCTCCGGCGGTTCGGACAGCAGAAGCCGATCGTCGTCCAGCGGTCCACGATGCACATCGTCGCGGGCAACCACCTCTACCGAGCCGCGGAGGCTCTCGGCTGGGACCGCATCGCCGCGAACGTCGTGGACATGACGGACGACCAGGCCAAGGCGTTCCTGATCGCGGACAACCGGACGGCGGATCTCGGCGCCTACGACCAGGACGAGCTAGCGAAGCTCCTCGGCGAACTGACGGACGCCGGCCAGCTCTGGGCGACGGGCTATGACGAGGAGGACGTCGCTGAGCTGGTCGCGCGCCAGGAGTGGAAGCAGGCCGGCGGGAACCCCGTGATCTCGTACACGATCATCTTTGATGATGAGGCTCAGCAGAAGCTCTGGGGCGTCTGGCTCCGAGACCTTCGCAAGCGGTTCCCTGAGCTGGAGACGCACGCGGCGCGGATCGCCGCCGCCATCGAACCGAAGTGAGCCGGAAGCGGAAGTACCTCGAGCTCGACGTGCTCGTCGCGGCTCGCGACCGCATCCGCCACATCTACGACACCTTCGACTCCGTGGTCGTGATGTTCTCGGGCGGCAAGGACTCGCTCGTCACGATGCACCTGGTCCGGGAGGTCGCGGAGGAGTACGGCGCCCTGCCGGTCGACGTCGTGTTCCGCGATGAGGAGCTGATCCCGGACAGCGTCATCGCGCTCGTGGACCACTATCGCCAGGAGCCCTGGGTCCGGATGCTCTGGTACGCGGTGCCACTCAAGTCGAGCCTGTTCGTCCTGGGGGACGTTCGCGAGTACGTCCAGTGGGACCCTGGCCGGCCGCACGTCCGGGAGATCCCGCCCTGGGCGATCACGGACGCCGGCGACCCGCCTGGCACGATCTACTCGCAGTACGACATGGACCGGGTCGTGGCTCGATCGTTCAAGGGGAAGATCGCCGCGGTCACCGGCATCCGGGCCTCCGAGAGCCTGGTCCGGTACCGCGCGTCCGTGAACAAGCTCAACGAGAACTACATCACCGCGTCCGACTCGCTCTTGAAGGGCGTGGCCGGCGCAGCTCGTCTACGGGCGCCGGCGGTGAGCCTGGCCAAGCCGATCTACGACTGGCAGGAGAACGACGTCCTCCGCTACATCTGGGAGCACGGGCTCAAGTACGCGCCGGCCTACGATGCCCAGCACCTCGCCGGCGTCGGACTCCGGGTATCGACCCCGCTCCACGCGGAGGCAGCCAAGAAGTTCGGCCGGCTCCGCGAGACCGAACCTGACCTGTACGCGAGCGTCATCGCGATCTGGCCAGAAATGCTCCTCCAGGAGCGGTACTGGAGTGAGCTCGACCGCAAGGCGATCATGGCCCGCTACGGCGCCTCGCTCGAGGGCGTCCGGGCCTACATCCTCGACACGATCACGGACGCGCACTCGCAGGAGCTGGCGCTCAAGCGACTCGACCTCATCGTCGTCATGGCGCGCAAGCAGCCGGAGGTGTGGCCACCGGACTACGTCCTGACGCAGTTCGTGACGGGCAGCTTCAAGCGCGTGATCCAGCCGAAGAAGGTCGCGGTGCCGGCATGAAGCGGCAGGCCCGGATCGACCGCGCGCTTCGGGCCCAGATCGCGGCCGGCATGCGAGCGTCCACGGTCCCGGCAGGGCACGTCCTCCTGGAGGATGGTCCGATGGCCGACTGGCTCGTCAAGGACGGCGCGGCCTGCCTGGACCCGTCATGGTCCCTGGACGGATCGCGCTACGTCCGCGACGGCGATCGAGCGAAGTGGCAGCCCGTCACGTCGTCCTGACGCGCTCGCTCTACGGGCCCGACTGGAGCCGCGGTGCGAACCTCGCCCGGCTCAAGGTGACCCGCGGGATCACGGCGCCGACGATGGCGCGCCAGACGTCGCGCGAGTGGACATGGCTCGTCCTCCTCGATCCACGAGATCCACTGATCGCGGATCGGGCGGACGTCTACCAGCGCGCCGCGCCGGCCGTCCAGCTTCTCATCTGGCAACCGCCGGAGGAGGCGATCGCGCCGGCGCCCTGGGACCCGGCACCGAACACCCGAGTCCAGGCGATCGCCGCGACCGCGTACCAGGCTCCCTGGGCGACGATCGTCGGGTCTCGCGACGAGCCGCTGCTCCAGACCCGTATTGACGATGACGATGGCCTGGCCCCCGATGCCCTCGCGCGGGTCGCTCGAGCCGCGGACCACCTGACCGAGCGGACCATCCTCATGCTCCCGATCGGGTATCGGGTGTGGCGGGGCCGCGCTCAGCGGATGGTCCACCTCAAGAACCAGTTTGCGACGCTGTTCACGCCGGCCGGCGACACGCTCGGCGTCTACGATTACGGACACACGCATGCGGCGGAGGTGGCACCCGTGGTCATGGTCGACCAGGACCCGGGCTGGCTCTGGGTACGTCACGGCCAGTCAATCTCCGGGATGCGTCATGCTGCCGGCGCGATCTCGCCGGCCCTCAGAACCCTGTTCCCGATCGACTGGAGCCTGGCACGGTGAGACCCGGAGACGATCCCGTGGACCGCGTCGAGTGGCGGGCGGCGGATGACTTGCGGACGAACGATTGGAACCCCAACGTCGTCCACGCTCCTGAGCTGCGGCTCCTCGAGACGAGCATCCTGGAGAACGGCTGGGTCCAGCCGGTCCTCATCAACGCAACGGGTCTCCTCATCGACGGGTTCCATCGGGTCATGCTGGCCAGGACATCGAAGCCGCTCCGAGAGCGGTACGCCGGCGAGGTGCCGTGCGCCGTCCTCGATCTCGATGACATCCAGGCGCGACTGCTCACCGTCCGGATCAACCGAGCCAAGGGCAGCCACGTCGCGATCCGGCTGTCCGCGCTCGTGAAGGACGTCATCGACGAGGGTGGCCTGTCCGTGGAGGAGGTCGCCAGGCAGATCGGCGCCACCGTCGCGGAGGTGGAGCTGCTTCACCAGGACGACGTGTTCAAGGCCCGCGACATCCCGAACTGGCCGTACTCGAAGGCATGGGTCCCGGTGGAGGTCAAGGCCGGCAGCGATGACGCCTGACCATCAATGCGCCGCGCCGGGATGCGCGCTGGAGCTGCCGGCGCACCTGCTCGCCTGTCGCGCTCACTGGCGCCAGCTCCCGCCATGGCTCCAGGCGGCGATCACGAAGGCATGGCATCGCCGGCGCCGGCATCCGGAGAACGCGGATCTCGCCGCGGCTCACATCGCCGTCGTCCAGGACGCGGTCGCCCTCTGGGCCGGCGCGATGATGCAGGTCGCGCCGTGAAGGTTCAGGAGATCGACTACGCGCAGGTCGCGCCGTGGCGATCGCCGGCAGCTCGGGATCACGTCGCCCTGGGCCCGACGTCGAATACTCGCTGGTTCGGCGCGTTCGATCGCCGGCAGCTCGTCGGCGTCGCCGGCCTCATCAAGGTCGGCAAGGCCCAGCGCATCAAGGGCGTCTACGTCCCGCGCGATCGGCGCGGTCACGGCGTTGGCACGAAGCTCACGGATCACCTGATCGAGCTGCACCGCGACGATCTCCTCGAGGTGCTCGCCTACTCGCCGGCGTTCTACCAGGCGCGCGGGTTCGCGCTCGTCAGCTCTCCCCGTCAGGGCGTGTCCCGGTTGGTCCGTCGCCCAGGCTGAGGCTCAGCGGTACTCGACCGTGACGTCGCAGACACCGCGGCGCCAGGGTCGCCCACAGACAGCCTCGAAGGTCGGCACGTCTAGGTCGACGATGCGCTCGGGGAACAAGTCCTCTCGCGGTCCGTAGTCATTGACGGTGCGGGTCTCGCAGCCGCCACGGCCGCAGATCGTGATGACGGTTCCGCGCGGCAGGCGGGCAGCGGTCAGGCCGTCGTAACCGGGCCCGTAGGTGGACGCCTCGCCGGCGAGAAGCACAGTCCCGATGGTGACGGTAGGTGCCGGCTCGGGCGCAGTGGTGACCACGAAGGAGCCTGCCGGCGCGACGCTCGCTGATCCATTGGGGCTCGGTGCACCTCCCCCCGCCACGGGTCCATTGCCGCTCGGCGTCGCGGCGGGCATCGTACATGCCGCCAGGAGCAAGGCGGTCGCGAGCGCAGTCCTCAGCGCCAGGGGCCCCAGAGGATGAAGCCGGCGACCAGGCCGGCGACGAACATCGCCAGGAGCATGAAGTAGGCGCAGCCGAGCGCGGCATTGTCGCGTCGGTAGTGCTCGTCGCTCATTCGAACAGGGACCGTGCCGCGCGGAGGGCCCTGATCGCGTGACCGTAGCGGTGATGGGCGATGTGGTCGATCGTCGTAGTCACCACCAGGCGAAGGCGATCGCGCTCCTGGGTCACGACGCGCAGCTCGTCCCGGGCCTTGCCGTACAGGGCCATCGCGTCGTCGAGCAGGTCATGGTCGTCAGCTCGGTCGTCAGCTCGGTCGGTACTCGCCATCGGCCATCCTCCAGAGAAGCAGCGGGATCACGGGCACGTCCGCCCTGGGCGTCGTCCCCTCAACGGCAGCGACCGCCAGGGCCTCCGGCGTCAGGGCGAGCATCGCCGCGACGGCGTACCAGTTCCGGGTCTCAAGCGCCGGCCAGACGCGGCCGGCGTCGATCGAGTGCGCGTAGAGCTCGAAGTGCCAGGGCGCCCGGAAGCGGGAGTGGACGATCATGTGGCATCGGTAGCAGAGGCCGAACTGTCCGATCTTCTCGCCGAACGGCGGGCCCGAGTAGTCCTCGGAGTGCGCCTCGAGGAGGCCCTCGGTCTGGCCGCATGCCTGGCAGCTCGTCGGGCGCGTCCGTCGCCCGGCCGCGTACTCCGCGTTCAGCCATCGAAGCGCGCGGCTACGCTGGGTCGGTGAGAAGCCGTTGTACGAGTTCATCGCTGGAACACGCGGTGGCGGATCAGCCCTCGAGCGGTCTCGTGCACGGCCCTACTCTGACGCCTCGGGCGACCGAAGGCAAGCGCGAGATCATCGCCCTGGCCGGCGTCTACCGGACGCGCCAGGCTCCGGCGATGGAGCGCCGGCTCCTCCATCCCTGGCCAGGCTGGTTCGTTGACTGGCGATGACACGCCGGTATGATGACGCCGCCGCGGGTGGGGAGAGCTTCTCGGCGTGCGCGCTCAGATCGGACCCCCCGTGCGACCTCGGTACTGCGGGCCCTGCGGACAGATCCACCCCGGCCGGTCCCATGTGACCACCCCCAGGCAGAGCCCGGGTGCGAGCCCAGGGCGAGACCCGGCCATGACCGCCCGCCTGGTCGCGCCCATGGTCGGGCGGGGGGCTCGCGTGAGGCGGACCTGGCGATGGACGCGCCTGGCTCGAGCGACGGTCCAGGCTCACGTGCGCCGCTTCGGCTGGCTCTGCCCGGGGCTCCCGCCCTGGCACGCGGCGCATCCCTCCATGGATCTCACGGCGGACCACGTGGTCGAACTCCAGGATGGAGGCCCGCCCTTCGATCGCCGCAACCTCCGTGTCCTGTGTCGTTGGGCGAACACGGCGCGCAATCGTAGGGAGCATCGTCATGGCGGGACCCCCGGTGCTCTCGTCAACGTCGATGCTTCGCCGGCGCTGGTCGGCGATGACGATGACGTCAAGCGCCAACGCGAACACAATCGCACCGTGACGATGCCTCTCGCGCGCGCATGAACGAGCGTGACGCGAGTGGGGTACCCCACGTTTGGACCCTGTTTAGGTCATGACTAGTCTTGCGTACATCAGCAGCCTGGCGAAATGCCTCCCCTGTGGCTCGGCGTGCCCTGAGCCTGCGTCACAGCCACGGAGCGCCGCGGCGAGCGTGACGGTGGCACCCGGCGCCAGCCTGGAGCGCGTCTGATGGCGCTCGCGACGCTCGGCGGAACAGTCATCGCGGGCGGCTCCATCCTGCCGCGGCACCCGGAGCGCAGTCGCGAGTCCGGCGACGACGGGCCCGAGTGCTTCTCGTGCCATCGCTCGGGGCGCGGGACGAGGCTCCTCCGGTTCGGCCTCGAGTACCGGCCACCGGGCAAGGGCGGACGCGGGCGCAAGGTCGGCTCGATCCTCTTGTGCGAGAAGTGCTGGCGGGACACCCGATGAAGCCAGGGCCGAAGCCGAAGCCGGCGAGCGTCAAGGTCCGCGCGGGGATCACGGCGCCGAGTGACGTCAACCTCAATGAGCCGCTGCCGTCAATGGAGCCGCCGGACGATCCGGTGACGCCGGACGATCCCGCCGATGCCGCGGCCTGGGCGCGGGCCCACGAAATCACCCGTGAGGTGATGCGGCTCCAGCACCCCGGGCTCATCACGAAGCTGGACGACGGTCTCCTGGAGAGCTACGCGCTGGTCCGGGCGAAGCGCGAGGATCTCGGTCGTCTGCTGGCCAAGACGGGCATCGTCATCCGCGGCCGACGTGCCGGCGAGCTGGTCCGCAACCCGGTCTATATCGGCTTCCGGGACTCCGTGATGCTGGAGGGCCGGCTGGGCGCGGAGCTGGGGATCGGTCCGTCCGCCCGGGCGGCGATCAGGATGCAGGCCGGGGACGGTCTCGACCTGCCGGACATCGGGCCGGCGCCCCGGTTCACGGCGATCGCCGGCGGCAAGCCGTGAGCTACTGGAGCGACTGGCGCGCCAGGCACCCTGAGTATCGGGCCCGCGAAGCGGACCGCGGGCGACGCCGGCGCGAGGAGGGCCGGCGTGGGGACCGGAGCGGCGAGCATGCCCGGCGCTGGGCGCGGGTGTCCGCTGAGCGCCCGGGCCCGCTGCCGCTTCTGTACCCGGCGCTCCAGCGCGGCGCCCGGCTCTCCTTCTGGGAGGACGAGCTGAGACTCGATCTGGCCCAGGAGTGGGCGCTCGCGGAGTGCGAGGGCCGCGACCCGGAGGAAGCCGCCAGGACGTACCTGGCGCGCGAGACCGCCTGGCGCGCGATGACCGCGCCACTCGTGGAGGCAGCCGCATGAAGCACCGCCCGAACAAGAAGCAGCACGCAACCTGTCCAGCCGCCGTCCGCGAGCGGCGCCATCGTGACGCGTCCCTGGCCCGAGCCGAGAAGCGCGAGGAGCGACTGGCCCGGGCTGCCGCTCGCCGGGCCGGCGTCATCTTCCTGCCGGCGTCCCTGGTCACGGTGGGCGAGGTCGGCCCGGAGCTGGTCGTCGTCCTCTCCGCCGCGGGCTGAGTGGTCCCCGATGCGCTCTCCGGAGGCCCGCACTTCGCGGCCTTCTGCGAGCACTACATCCGCCAGACGAAGGGTCGATGGGCCGGTCGCCCGCTCGTCCTGGAAGGCTGGGAGCGCGAGTTCTGGTGGGAGGCGCTGGAGCTCGACCCCGCGACCGGCCTGCGGGTCTACCGCGAGGTGGGTCTCGGCATCCCGACCAAGAACGGCAAGAGCACTCAGGCCAGCGCCGGCGGGATGTACGGCCTGGTCGCGGACGGTGAGGCTGAGCCGGAGGTCTACGTCGGCGCCGCGTCCCAGAAGCAGGCCGGCATCGTGCTCAACCAGGCCCGGTCGATGGGACTCCGCTCGCCGGCCCTGGCCCGCCTGGTCTCCGTCCAGGCGCACCGGATCGTCTGCCCGCGGAACAACGGGATCATGCGGGCCCTGGCCAGCGACGGAGGTCTCCAGCACGGGCTCAACCCGTCCTGGAACGTCATCGACGAGATCCACGCTCACAAGGACGACGGGCTCTACACCGCGCTCACGAAGTCAGGCGCCGCCCGCGAGCAGACCCTCACGCATTGGATCACGACCGCCGGGCCCGACGAGGAGGGACTCCTGTCGAGCCTCTACGGGCAGATGCTCGCCGGGACGGGTGAGCTGGAGGTTCGCGGGAGCCTGCTCATCTACCGCGACAAGCCCAACGGCGTCCTCATCTTCTGGTACGGCGCTCCGAAGGACGCGGACCCGAATGACCCGGCGGTCTGGCTGGCCTGCAATCCCGCGTCCTGGCTCGCGAACGGGACGTGGCTCCGCCAAGAGCACAACTCCATGGTCGCTCGAGGGGCGCTCCTCGAGTGGCGGATCTACCACCTCAACCAGTTCGCCGGCGTCCTCACCTCCTGGCTCCCCCCCCGGGCCTTCGCGGAGTGCGAGGTTGCCGGGCTCGAGCTGGACATCGCCAAGCCGGTCGGCGTAGGCGTGTTCCAGGTACCGGACTCCTCCGCCGCGGCCGTGGCCATAGGACAGCGCCAGGGCGATCGCGTCGTCATCCGCGTCAAGCAGTTCCCGGCGGAGGGCGCGACCGGACGGTTCAGCCGGCGTGCCGTCCGGGACTACCTCATGGAGCTGCGGGCCCTGTACCCGAAGCCGGCGGCCGTCAACGACAAGGGCTTCCCGATCGGCGGTCCGGCCTACGCGTTCGAACGGTGGCAGTTCGAGGAGACGGCCCAGGAGCTGGAGGCGTTCGGGCTCAATATGGTCGACTTCCCGCAAACGGGGACGGCGATGGGCCCGGCGTCCACGCGAGCCTACGAACTCATCACGACGCGCAAGCTCGTGCACAACGGGGACCGTCAGCTGATCGCCCAGATGGAGGCGAGCCAGTCCGTGCTGACGGATCGGGGCATGCGCGTCGTCCCGACCCGACAGGCGCCCCACAATACCGCCGCGATTGCGTCCATCATGGCGACGGCGATGGCCCTGATCCCGGGCCCCAAGGTGTACGAGAGCAAGCCGCGCGTCGGCGTGGCGTTCTGAGGAGGAGACCGTGCCGCCGATTGACCTTGCGAACGCCGCCCCGCGGTCACCCGAATGGTGGCTCCGCCGGCTCCTCGCCCGCCTCGAGCTCGACGTTACGAACATGCGACGCTGGGAGCGGTACTACGAGGGCGACCAGCCGCTCGACTTCTTCGACGCCCAGGTGCGCGAGAAGTTCTCGGGCCGCTTCCGGCGGTTCACCGCGAACTACGTCGCGCTGGTCGTTGACAGCTTCGCGGAGCGCCTGGAGGTCACCGGCTTCCGGTTCAAGGATGACGCGGCGGACGCGGACCTGTGGGATCTCTGGCAGGCGAATGACCTGGACGGCGGCTCTGCCCAGGCTCACACGGACGCGCTCATCAAGGGTCGCTGCTACGCGCTCGTGGAGCCGCCGACCGGGGGTGAGCCGCCGCGGATCACGGTCGAGAACGCGCTGGACGTGTTCGTCGAAACGGACCCCCGGGACCGTCGCAAGCGGCTCGCGGCCGTGAAGCGATGGATCGACGGGGACGGCCGGCTCATGGCCTTCCTGTACCTGCCCGACCGGGTGTACCGCTTCCGCTCCGCCCAGGTCTGGCCGACGAGCTGGCAGCCGTGGGACCCGGAGGGACCGTTCTCGGACATGGGCGTGTTCAACGTCGCCGGCGGCTTCGAGCTCTACGAGGTGGACGGGGACGGCGGCAGCTTCCCGAACCCGATGGGCGTCGTGCCGCTCGTGCCGATCCTCAACCGCCCGCGGATCGGCTCGGCCCAGGGCCGCTCGGAGGTCAACCCGATCACGAGCAACCAGGATCTCGTGAACTACTACCGAGCCATGAGCGTCGTCGCGGCCCGGTACCTGGCCATCCCCCAGCGATGGGTCAAGAACCTGGAGGTCGAGACCGATCCGGTCACCGGCCAGCCGCGCCCGCCGTTCAAGGGCGGCATCGCGGATTTGTGGGTCGTGGAGCCGATGGCCGGCGACGATCCGCGCGCCTCCATCGACGCGGCGCAGACAGAGTTCGGCCAGTTCCCGGCGGCGGACCTGTCGAGCTATCTGCGGCTCACGGCTCAGGAGATCACCGGCCTCGCGAGCGTCGCCGGCCTGCCGTATTACTACCTCCTCGACACGTCCATGCAGTCGATCGCCGCCCCGTCCGGGGAGAGCATCAAGTCGAGCGAGGCCCGGCTGAACAAGAAGATCGACCACATCGAGATCAGCTTCGGGGAGGGCTGGGAGGAGACGATGCGCGTCGCCCTCAAGGCCATGGGCGACGACCGATGGAAGCTCCGCAACGCGGAGACCCTGTGGGCACCGGCGGAGGTCATCAATGAGGCCGTCCGGACGGACGCCGTGACGAAGCAGCGCGCGGCCGGGCTCATCGACGACCGCCTCTCGCTGGAGGCCCTGGGCTACTCGCCGCTCACGATCAAGCGCCTCCTGGCGGATAAGGCGAAGCGCGAGGAGGAGGCCAAGAAGGAGGCGGAGGAGGCCGCGGCGAATGCCGGCGCGGGGACCGCGCCCGGGTTCCAGAACGGCGCGTCCGCCCAGCCGGGGCGACCGACCCCGCCGGCACCACGCGCGCCCGGCTCGCCAACGGCGGTCGCATGAGCCACAATCGCACCTCAGGTCATTGCACGAGGAGGTAGCATGCCACCGGAAGATCAGGGCGCGGCTCCGCCTGCGACGGGCGGAGCCGGAGGCGCGACGCCGGCCCCGGGATCAGGATCGGGAACAGCTCCAGTAGCCGGCGCACCCGCGACACCGCCACCCGCGACGGATGGCGAGCCGCTCGGGGAGGGCGGCAAGGCAGCAATCGAGGCGGAACGTCGCATTACGCGCGAGGCGCAAGCGGCGCTCAAGGCGGCGCAGACCGAGCTGAACAATCTCAAGCGCGCCGGCATGACCGAGCTCGAGGCGGCCCAGGCCAGGGTGAAGGAGCTGGAGGAGCAGACCGCCGGGTCGGTCGCCAGGGAGCAGGAGCGGAGCGTTCGCGTCGCGGCCGTGGAGGTCGCAGCCGGGCTCCACTTCCGGAACCCGTCGATCGCATGGAGGCTCCTCGATCGGTCCGAGATCAAGTACGAGGAGGACGGCACGACGCCCAAGAACGTCGAGTCGCTTCTCAAGAAGATCGCGGAGGCCGAGCCCTACCTGGTCTCGGGCGGATCGGATTTCGGCGGCGGTAACAGAGGCAAGACGCCGGGCCAGACACCTTCGATGGACGAGCTGCTCAGGGCTGCGGCCCGCGGCGGCTGACCGACCCCCTCCAGGCGAGTGAGGGCGGATCGGACCCTGACTCGCCAGGAGGAACAACGTGCCTGACTTCATCAGCCGCGAGGACGCGCTCTCCCTGATCCGGGAGCAGAACGCGACCGAGATCTGGCAGGCGGCAGTCCAGTCGTCTGCGGCCTTGCGGAGCTTCCGCCGGGTCAACATGGGCAAGAAGATCAGCAACTACCCGACGATCGGCGCGATCCCGGAGGCGTCATTCGTCTCCGGCGAGGACCCGACGGACGGCAGCTCCCGCAAGCCGGTGACCACGATGAAGTGGGGCAACCGGAAGCTCGTCGCGGAGGAGATCGCCGGCATCGTCGTGATCCCGGAGAACGTGATCCTCGACGCCGAGAGCGAGTTCTCGCTCTGGGGTGAGGTCCGGCCTCGCATCGCGGAGGCAGTCGGGCGGACGCTCGACGGCGCCGTGTTCTTCGGCGTCAACGCGCCGTCGACCTGGCCGGTTGGCCTCGTCCCGGCAGCGATCGCCGCGGGCAACGTCGTCGCGGAGGGCACCTCCGTACCGGAAGGCGCCGGCGCGGCGAATGACCTGGCGGCGGACGTCTCGGCCACCTTCGGGCTGGTCGAGGATGACGGCTACGACCCGCGTGCGGCCTACGGCCGGCGCTCGCTCGCCCGTCGGCTCCGCGGTCTGCGCGACGCGAACAACAGCCCGATCTACGTCCAGACGCTGGCGGAGGACGGGTCGCGGATCGCGACGATCGACCAGGCCACGTTCTACCCCGTGATGAACGGGTCCTGGGACAACGGCGAGGCGACGATGCTCTGCGGTGACCCGGACTACGCGATCCTGGGCATCCGGCAGGACATCGAGTACAAGTTCCTCGACCAGGCGGCTGTCACGATCGGTGGCAATCTCGTCTCCCTGGCGGAGAACGACCTGCTCGGCCTCCGGTTCAAGATGCGCGTGGGCTTCCAGACCGCGGAGACCATGACCGCGGTCAACCCCCAGGCGTCGGGCGAGGGACGGGCCTACCCGTTCGCCGTCCTCCAGCCGGCCGGCAGCTAACCCGGGGCGCATGAGGGGCGGGAGCCAGCACTCCCGCCCCTCCTGACCATCATCCCGAGGAGGCGCCGCCGTGTCCGTCGTCACGCTCACACAGCCCGAGGAGGTCAACGCGCTCGTCGCGCACGGCCTCCCGGAGCCGGATCTCCTCACGCTCATCGCCCGCGAGGAGGGGCGCCTGGCGACCCGCCTGGGCACCCCGCTCACGGGCAGCGTCACGCTCACGCTCCGGCCCCGTCGGAGCACGGAGCCGCTGCTCCTGCCGCGCATGCCGGTCGTG